AGTTTCTCTGATCAAGAAATACTGTCCGGGATTTTTTTATATTTGCATAATGGTAGAAGCAGATAAAACAATCTTAAGTATTATTCATAAGGAGGAAGGACTTGAGGTTAGAATAAATGAGGCGGCATATGGTAATGTTGCTATCATTGGATTATTGGAAAAGATAAAGTATACATTGATTGCTGCTGATGAAGAAGAGGAACCTGTAGTTAAGAAGGAGGTTACTATTAGTAAGCAGAAATATGATGCATAATAAATAAACCAACATATATGGAAAATGTAAAATCAACAGAAGCTCCAGTAATAGTGGAGGAAAAGATTCTTTCTTTTGGAGAGATCTTAGTAGGGATTGAGTTTAATTCTTCTAATGAAGACAAGGTAGCTAAAGTAAAGTCTATGATTGCTGAAATAGCTAACTTAATGAAGGATGAATATAATGATAATCCTAAGTCACCAGTTAAAAGTTTGTTGTTTGACCATGCAGTAGGAGAATTGGTTAATGCACAAATGTCAGTAGTAAAATTAATAACGTTTAAGTAATGGAGTTTTTAAGAGGAAAGAGAGTACTTATTACAGTACCTGAGTTAAAGAAGTCTGCAGTAGAATTGTCTGTGAAAGATGAAGAGATGATCATGCAGGAAGCAATGAAGAAGTGGGAGAAACTTTCTGTATTTGCAGTAGGTAATGAAGTAGAAGATATCAAACCGGGTGATGAGGTATATGTACAGTCATATGCACTTGAGTCTGGAGAGAAGATTGATATTGATGGTAGAATGAGAATCTTAGTACCTGATACAGCAATTGCAATCAAATGGTAAGTAATAAAACTGTAGCTACACCTTTTCAAGAAATGGCATCTGGTGTAGTAGAGAAAAATTTAGAAGACCGTATAGTTACTTTGCATAGTGGGCCAAGACCTGTTTATTATGGTGGAGCTGATGATACATATGAAGTGTTCAAGGTACTAGAAGCATGGGGATTGGATAAAGATTTTTATCTAGGTAATGTTATAAAGTATTTGGCTCGTGCTGGTAAAAAGTGTCCAACTAAGTATAGAGAGGATCTACAAAAAGCTTTAGTTTATCTAGAACAAAGAATTAATTGTATAGATAATAAATAATTTGTATATATTTGCCAGCAATGAAAGCTATCCTACTCGGTATTGTATTATGTTTTATCTTGGTATTCTGGTACCTTGCTAATGTAATGAACAAACCTATTTTAAATAGAATGAGTAATTACTATGAAGCAGATGAGCAGGGTAAGAACATTGCTAATTTTCTTATAGCACTTATTATAGTGTTGAGTATATTCATAGGTACCCAAATATAATCTCTATATATTTTCCATAAAAGCCCTTGGTATTTACCAGGGGTTTTTTATTTTTGCATCAGACACTAGATATAAAACTAAGTTTGGTTAGGTAAGGAGTCCCCGAAGAAACATCTTTGGGGATTTTGTTTTTACATATCTTTTTTGTATATTATATGGTAACTTACTTATAATAAATAATCATGGACATTCTAAATTTTATATCATGGATAAGAGGTAAAAGAGTTGTTACCTCAGTAAATGCATCAGAAACTTTAATGCCGTTAGGTCTTAAAGATCCTAAAAGAGATGACGGTTATTTAGCAGGTGCAATTACTGTAGCTGATTTTGCAAGTGGGTTAGTACCTCCAGCACCAAACTTATATGATGATCAAGGTAACGTGTTTATTGGGGAAGATGCTTTTAATAATATTACAACCCTTAGTAAACAAAGTAATATTGCTATTGGTAGAAATACATTGAACTTTGTTACTGAATCATCTAATGTTGCTATTGGAGAACAAGCATTACAATTTACTTCAACTGGTTTTGCTAATATTAGTATAGGTTCAGCATCTTTGTTGTTTAATACTACGGGTGAAAACAATGTTGCTCTAGGCTCGTCTCCAATGTTATTTAATACTACTGGTAAAAATAATATTGCTATTGGTACTATTGCTTTATTTAATAACACAACAGGTAGAGATAACATTGCTATTGGAGTAAACTGTTTAGGTGGTAACTCAACAGGTCAAAACAACTGTGCATTAGGAAGTGAAATTGATAATGGAAATTATAGTGGTAGTGTTCTTTTAGGAAGACAAGCACAAAGTACTGCAAATAATCAGTTTGTTGTAGGTTCTGCAGGTTTTCCTGCAGGTTCTGTAACAACAGAATCAAACACTTCATCTCAAGTTTGGAATGTTAGAATAAATGGTGTATCAAGAAAAATTTTATTAGCATAATAATTAACTTAAAAAACAAAAAAATGGACGTTTTAAATTTTATATCTTGGCTTAAATCTAAAAGACAAGTTACAACAGTAGATGCCTCTCAAACATTAATTCCTTTAGGGTTAAAGGATGCAAGAAGAGATGACGGGTATTTACCTGCTGCTATATCAGTAGATGATTTATTAGCATTATCGCCAGGTCTTCCTAGTTTTATTGAGTATAATGAAACTAATAAAACAGTATGGAATAACGGAATAAATAACAATCCATCAAATACTTCATTTGGTGAGAATGCCCTTACTGGTAATCCTGGTAGTTATTGTACAGCTATAGGTAACTATGCATTAAGAATAGGAATAGGTGATAGCAATACAGCTATTGGAAGTTATGCTATAGGTAATTTAATAAATGGTTATAACAATGTAGCTGTTGGAGCATTTGCTTTAGCGGGTGATCTTACTAATAATAATAATACAGCAATTGGATATAGTTGTTTAGCATCTAATACAACAGGTCAGAGTAATACGGCTGTAGGTTATGAAGCATTATTAAATAATACAACAGGCATTTATAATACATTTGTTGGTATATCTGCAGGAACAGGTATAACTGTAGGTTCTGGTAATGTAGGACTCGGTTGGAGAACTTTATCAGGAGCTCCTAATGGAACTGGTCAAAATAATATTGGAATTGGTCAACTTGCAGGAGAAAATGTAGGTGCAGCAAATTTTAGTATTGCAATTGGTTCAGGAACACAAATTAATGGACATTCAAGTTCAATAATATTAGGTACAAATGCAGTTGCTACAGGAAGTAATCAATTAGTAATTGGTTCAAGTAGTGATAATGTAGGAGCAATTGCTACTGAAGCATTAACACCAACTATATCTTGGACAGTAAGAATCAATGGAGTTAACTATAAAATTCCATTACAAATAGCATAATAAAAAATAAACATATTAACTTTATAAAAAATAAAAATCATGGCATTAGAATTAACTCCAGAACGAGTAGCAAAATCTGTATCAGCTGCATATGATAGTGTAGATTTAATTACACCATTGAAGTCTAAAAAGAAACCTACAGCTGAAGAAGTTGAGATTCTTGACTCTAATAAAAAACATATTGAAATCATGCTTGCTAAAGATTGGTTTGTTGCAGCATTAACTGCAGAACAAAAAGCTGAATTGGAAGCATTGATTTAACTAAATAACTTTATATGTTAAATAACTCATTCAACTTTGAAAATTTAATTGCAACAGGAAAGGTTATTACAACTCCTGCCAATACAGATTTGCTTACAGTAAATGTACGTGACCCTAGATATGGAGGTGGTTATCAACCAGTTGCAATTCAATTTGATGACTTTGCTGCTGCTATTGGTGGTGGTGGAGTATCACTTACAACAGTAGGTACAGGTGGCCCTGCTACGTTAGTATCTGGAGTATTAAACATTCCAACATACCAAAATCAGTTAGTATCAGGTGCCAATATCAAGACTATAAATGGAACATCTGTTTTAGGTAGTGGAGATATTACAGCAGGACTTCCATCATTTATTGAAACTGACTCAACTGATCTTACAGTATGGAATAATGGTAAGAGTAATGTATCTACAAATACATCATATGGTGAAAAAGCATTATCATCAATTACTAGCGGTCCACTTAATACAGGATTTGGTGTATGGTCATTAAGGAATACCACATCTGCAAATGGAAACACAGGTCATGGAGCGTATACATTATATCTTAACACCACAGGAGTATTTAATACTGGAATTGGTAGCATTGCTTTACAGTCAAATACAACAGGTTCAGGTAATACAGCAGTTGGTCAACAATCATTATCTTCAAATACTATAGGATCTGGAAATGTTGCTGTTGGGCAAGACTCTTTGCAGTTGCTCACAACAGGTAATGAAAATGTTGCCGTGGGAAATCAAGCTTTAAATCAAACTATTTCTGGAAATAATAATACGGCTATTGGGGTTCAAGCACTGCGTGCTAATAATAACGGTAATAATACTGGTATTGGTTATAGAGCACTTTATGTTAGTCAATCAGACAACAATGTTGCTATAGGTTCTAATGCAGCAGGAGCATTAACAACAGCATCAGGAATTGGTCAAAATACTGCAATAGGAACATCTTCTTTAGGTAATTCAGATATAGGATTTAGAAATGTATCTGTAGGTTTTACGGCTCATAGAATGGGTTTAAACCCAAGAGAATCTGTTGCAATTGGTTTTGAAGCTTTATATAATTTTACTGATTTTTATAGTGTTGCTGTTGGTAGAGGAGCATTAAGATCTAATACAACAGGTGCAGCAAACGTAGGAGTAGGAGCAAATGCCGGACTTAATATCACAACAGGTGATAGCAACGTAGCTCTTGGATCAGGTGCTTTATCTGGAACTACAACTGGAAGCTCAAACATTGCTATAGGTAGTGCTGCTAATGGTTTAAATACTACAGGTACTGCATCTATAGTAATTGGACTTTCAGCACAAGCACAGAATTATAGTCACTCAATTGTATTAGGTAGAGAAGCAACTGCTACAGCAAGTAATCAGTTTGTAGTTGGTTCAACAACATATAATGCAGGAACTGTAACAAATGCTGCTGCATCTCAAACACATTATTGGACAGTAAAAATCAATGGCACTGACTACAAAATTTTATTATCAACTTAATTATTAATATATTTGAATCATGGAATTAGAACATACACCAGAAGAAGTAGCTAAGTCAGTATCTGCAGCATATGATAGTGTTGCACTTATTGCTGAACTTAAAAGTAAAACTGACTTAACTCAAGAAGAGACTGATATACTTACACGTAATGAAGAACATATCCGTATTATGATGGGTAAAGTGTGGTTTGTAGCAGGTCTCACAGATCAACAAGTAACTGAATTACAAGCTATATGAGTTTACAACAAGCTAGACAAGTCTTAGAAGCAGCAATAAACGCAGGATTATTAAAGGGAGTTTATTCACTGCAAGACACAAATCAAATTCTACAAGCATTACAGGCACTCTACACAGTAGAGGAACCAGTAATAGAAGAACTAAAGACCCGCTAAATAAAGCGGGTTTTTTGTTGTATATTTGCTATACTCAGATTTTTTGATTATATTATTATATATAATATCCAGAAATTATGTCAATAGGAAATTTAAAAGACTATGGTAATAAAGGTAATAACTTTCCTTTCCAACTTAAAGTCTTACAAGGATTAGAAGATGTCATTAGTGCTATCAGTGGTGGTGGTTCTAATGTAACTATAGTAGGTCCATTAGGATCACAAAATTGTAATGATTCAGTATCAGTTGCTTTATGTACTGACCAAGCTTTAAATCTTGATGATATTCTAGTAAAGTTAACAGCTGTTACAAGAACCCCTAATTTACTTAGAGTTACGGGTGCTGGAACAATTGCACCTGCTGTATATGATTTTTCTGTATCTAATGTTGGAACTGGTAACGGAAGTATTCTTGGTGGAACAATTAAACCAGGTGAAACTCTTAACTTTGGAGCAGGAGCTTTGAATAACATCTATGCTGCAGGAAGTATTGCATATGATGGTACAGGTACTGAACTAGTTATTATATATAACTCATAATGAGTACACTTATATCTACATCAGGATTATCTAACTTTTCAATCTTAAGTAATCAGCCTATGTTGGCGGATGCTTTTGGTAGATTAAGGGTGTCTCAACCTTTAACTCTATTTGATTCCTCTCATAGATATAGAGACAATGGTTTATGGAACACTGCTACTACAAGTGGAGGCACTGCTGTATTTAGCGCAAATGAAGGATTAGTAAACCTTAATGTAGATACAACAAACGGATCGCAAGTATTAAGAGAGACAAGTAAAGTATTTTCTTATCAACCAGGTAAATCATTACTAGTATTTAATACATTTGTAATGGCTCCTGCTCAAACTAATCTAAGACAAAGAGTAGGTTATTTTGGAACAGACAATGGTATATATCTACAATTAAACAACTCTACATTAAGTTTTGTAGAAAGAAGTTCAGTTACAGGTGGAATAACTGAAAGTATTGTACCTCAAGCTGTTTGGAATGTAGACACACTAGATGGAACAGGTCCTTCAGGTATTACTTTAGATATAACCAAAG